GCCACCACTACGTCGTCGCACTATACCACACCTGTCGCAGGCAAGCCCTGTGGCATGTTGAATCCAAACTCCACATCGGTTGGAGAAATCCTCTTTGTTGAGGACACTGTCGAAAATAACGTGACAGTGAATTTTACCACCAAAGCGGGTGATTGTGGATCCCCATATATCACCAATGGTAAAATTGTTGGAATTCATTGGCGAGGCAACATGAACAAGCATGACAATTCTGGCATTGCTTTGTTGCCCAAAGTGCGTGAATGGTTCACCAACATGCCAAAAAACTAGTGTACCGGCCCATCGTGCCTAGGATCTCCTCGCAACTTGTATCATATCCCTTTTATGAACGAGGGATCTTACACTTTGTGCCGGAAATTTCCCCACTACAAACATGTCGACCCAAATCGATCACAAAGACCTCTTTTGTGGTTGATCCAGAATCACCATTCAAACCTGTATATAATCCATCAGATAAATCACTACCGGCTTATTTGAAATGGTTCTCAAAGTTCACGCTTCCTATGGACGCCCCTTTGACAAATCACAGATATAAGCAAATATTTGCAATATTGGCGGACGAATTCTTACCTTACATGGAATTCGGTATCTCGACGGTAGATGAAATACGACCTGACATTGACTGGACAAAATCACCAGGACTACCTTACACCGATATGGGGTGTACAACCAAGCAACAAGCTTGGGACAAATACAAGGACCTAATCATGACTCATGTAAATAACATCATGATTGGGAACGTTGATGAAGTACCTACTGTACTTTCATCTTCGTTGAAGGATGAACTTCTCCCTGCGGGAAAACGCGCTCGAGCGTTTTTACCGACACCATTTCACCACCAAATTGCATGTGCAATGCTTTTCAAACGAACGTGTGATTCTTTAATTAGGACACACGAAAAGCATTCATGTAAAATTGGCATGAACATATTTGGAGACGGACTTCGCAAGGCTTTAGCTAGCTTTGACCGTCCAGGATTTAAGTGCGGCGATGGAGACATCGGAGCAAATGATATTACCGTTCGAAATGCAGAACCTATTCGTGACTTGTTCATGATGGGCCATGCTACGCAGTATCATGAGGCTATAGCCTATCTATTTGATACGGCTCTCAATCCTGTAATCCAAGTTCATGATGTGCATGTACTTGTCAAAATGAATCCATCCGGCTGGTATTTAACAGCTTGGGTGAATTCTCTCAACATTTTCGCTAAGCTCGTCGAGTTTTGTCTCGAAGTGCTTCCGACGTATACGTTGCAAACGTATCGGCAGGTTTTTTCCTGTATTGTTGGGGGTGACGACCACGCGTTGGCTTCTTCCCTATGGAAAATAGTCAACATTGTAAATTTCAATAAGTGGTGTGCTGCACACGGTACTCAAATCGAGTCCACCAAAGACGAACCATATGAGTGGCACCAAACGACCTTTTGGTCCCACAATCTGTACAAACGATATGTAAAATACCTCGATCGCACCTTTTGGGTGGCAGGCGGGAGATTGGACAAACTCCTGTCAAACCTCTGCTTCACCAAAAAGTACGATATGTACTACAACCTACG